AGAATATCCTGAAACTATTGTAATAGATTTTGATGGTACTGTGTGTAAGTTTGCATTTCCGGGTGTTGGACCACCGGAACCAAATGTAAAAGAAGCTCTAACTAAACTAAAAGAGTTGGGATATAAAATTTGTATACACTCAGTACGTACTGCTACCTATTGGGGTGGAGACCGCGAGCATCACATACAAGTTATAGAAAAATATATGAAAGAAAATGAATTGCCCTATGATGAAATTCTTATTGATAAGAGTATGGATAAGCCTATAGCTGTGGCGTATATTGATGATAGAGCTATCAGATATGAAGGTAACTGGTTAGAAATTGTTAAGATTTTAGGAAATAGATAATGCCAAGACAACCGGCTTTTTTTATGAGTGAGTGGGAGACCTTTCAGAAGGAACATCCTGAGAGATTTGAGAGGAAAAAGGGTACTTCGACAAGGAAGAAATTATCTCCAAAAGTTTATGACTGCAGTACTTGTGGTCTCTCTGAAAAGTGTCGAAGTCCTAAGATAGAGAGATTTGGAGAAGGAAGAAAGAAGATCCTGATTGTTGGTCAATGTCCAGGTTGGCTAGAGGATAGAAATGGGCGGAATTTTGTTGGTCCTTCTGGTGGACTTCTCGGTAGAAACTGTGGTTATCTGAGTGTTGATTTGGATGTAGATTGTGAAAGAACTAATGTTGTTCGTTGTTATCCAGGTAAGGATGGGAGGGGAAAAGATAAAGACCCAGGAAAAGACCAAATTAAGTGTTGTATCTCAAATCTTGAAAAAGATATCCAGGAAGTTCAGCCCAAACTAATTATTTGTCTTGGAACTCCTGCTATACAAGCTGTTTTGAAATCTCCAGTTTTTGGCAATGCACCAAGTGCTTCAGTAGTACACGGCAAAGTTTTTCCTTACCACAAGTATAATGCCTGGGTTGGTTGTGCATACTATCCTTCTTTCTTTCTTCATCGAAAGAATAAGAAAGATGTGCCAGATGATGAAATAATCTTCTCTTATGACCTTGCTAATATAATAAGCTATCTTGATGAACCTCTTCCCCAACCTCTTACTTCGGAAGGAAATAAGTGTATTACTGATGTTGATGAGGCAATTGCCATTATCAAGCATTTTACTAATTCTAAGAAACCTGTATCTTTTGATTACGAGTGTAATATGCTTGATTCTTTTCAACCTGGAGCAAAGTTAGAATCAATGGCTCTTACTGATGAAGTAGAATCAGCGTCATTTATTCCTGTTGGTTTTCCAGGCATTTTTAGTGTAGAAGAGGTGGTAAGGATTACTACCATATGGAAAGCTTTTTTGAAGAGTGAGACTCCTAAGATTTGTCAGAACTATTATATGGAAGAGCTTTGGGGACGGAACGTCTTTGGGCAGTCAATGAATAATTTGATACGTGATACAATGGTAACCGCTCATGTGATAAACTGTAATCCAAGGACGACAGGGCTGGCTTATCAGGCTTTTGAGATGACCGGACATGAATACAAACACATGGTTGACATAGCAAATATAGGAGACGAGCCCCTTGAAAAAGTGTGTGACTATAACTGTTGGGATGTTCGTTATCCAATAATGTCCTATAAAAGACAAAACTCCTTGTTAGGAGGGAATTTGAAGAAGTTTGATGACTTTTTTAGAAGGGGTTTACTCACCCTTGCTAGGTATAAGTATCGAGGTATACAGATAGACGAGAAGGCTTTGATTGCTATCGAAGAAGATTTTGGATCAGAGATGGAAGATTGTAGGAGAATAGTTGCAGAATCTGCTCCTGCTATAAAATATAATGAAAATAATAAAGAGCCATTTGATATAAATTCACCAGCACAAATTGGTAAACTACTCTATGAGATTCGTGGGTTGAAGATTACTAAAAAGCGTAAAACTCCTTCAGGCAAAGGTGGTACAAGTAAAGCAGTATTTGAGGAAATACTTACTACAACAAAAGATGCTACTGTTAGAAGGATTTTAACAAATGTTTCTACCTATCGAAGAAGTGTAAAAGTATTAGAAAGGTGTGCAGAGTACCGCCGCCTTATTGATGCTAATTGGATGGTTCACCCGACGTTTAGTCTTAGTGTTCCTCGATCTTATAGATCCTCTTCAGATGGTCCAAATATCCAAAATGTTTTTAAACATGATGAACGACAAATAACGTTTAGGCGGTGTATTGTTCCAAAGGTTGGACATATTTTTCTAGAGCCTGATTACTCTGGAGCGGAGATTTGTGTTGCTGCAATGATTTCAGGAGATCCTGTACTTACTAAGCAAATTATAGCCGGCATTAATATTCATAGAATGTGGGCAGCCAGGATTTTTAGCCTACCCGAGGAGGAAGTTACCAAGGCAATAAGAAGTAATTCGAAAAATGGATTTTTCTTTCCGAGTATTTATGGGGCAACGCCCGATTCAATTGCCTATGCACAACATCTTGATGTTGGCCATGTTACAAAAGTTCAGAATGAATTTTGGGATGAATACCATTTCATTAAGGAATGGCAACTGAAAACTATCCATGATTATCTGAAAAATGGATACGTCGAGATGGTTACCGGAGCGAGACGTCCCGGTCCTCTCAATATAAATAAGCTCTACAATACTCCGATTCAAGGTCCATCGTATCATTTATTGCAGGATGCATGTAATAGAATTGATGATGAATTGATCGATTGTAAACTTAGAACTTTTGCAGTGGCTGAAATCCACGATGCAATTCTCTTAAATACCCATACTGATGAAAAGGAAGAAGTTATTGATTTAAGTGAGTCAATTATGTGTTTAAAAAGATTTGATTGGCAGGCAGATGTTCCGATGTCTGTTGAGTGGGAAGGCGGCCCCAACTGGTATGATATGCGCTCCCTTGAAATAACTCAGTCAGGAATATTTGTTAAAATTGAGAAAGAAAGAGTTAGATTTGAAGATTTTATTACTATGTAAAATTTTACTGTGATAGAGGAGGTTGACTGTATAATTATATTGAGAGGAAGTTTAGTTTGGAGTTGTTAAAATGGCAAGATGTATTGAATGCGGGTTTTATATTTCTGCTGAAGAAACTGGAGATGAACCAGGATGCGTAAATGATGGTGATGTTTCTAACCCAGAAGAGGATATTAACTGTGCTGAAGCCGGGGATGAAGAATTGGAGGGATAAATAAAGAATGTCACTTTATCAAGAAATCAGACCAGATAATTTTGATGATGTAGTAGGAAACTCAGCTACCATCGGAGCACTTAGAAGCATGTTAAGAAAACCTGCTACTTCTCGATCCCACGCTATACTTATAAAAGGTCCATCAGGATGTGGAAAAACTACAATAGCTCGTATTTTAGCCAATGAGTTTGGTTCTAATGAAGATTCCACCATTGAGTTGAATGCAGCAAATACTAATGGTATTGACACTATTAGGAAAATAGATAGAAATGCATACTTGATAGGTCTTGGGGGACTTAATAAGACTTATATCTTTGACGAAAGTCACGAGTTGACTGGAAAAGCTCAAGAAGCTCTTCTAAAAATAATAGAAGACAACCCCCCACATTGCTATTTTGTTTTCTGTACAACGAATCCAGAAAGTCTTATTAAAACTGTTCGTAATAGATGTGCGGAGTATGAAGTTGGTTTACTACGGAAGGATGAAATAACAGAGGTTCTTAAGAGAGCTTGCAAAAAGGTAGATTTAGATGTTTTACCCGGTATCATAGAAGCTATACCTCTAACTTGTGATGGGTCGCCGAGGGCAGCTTTAGTTTCATTGGAGCAAGTTGCTGGAATAGATAATATTGATGAAGCCCTTGAACTGATAGTGAGTGGAACAGAGCGGGACGCAACCGTTTTAGATTTACTTAAGTTGTTGGTAATGGCCCCCGAACAAAGAAGAAAGAAGTGGAAAAGGATAATAGAAACGTTTGCCGCTATTGATGTTGATAGTGAAGTGATTAGAAGATCTATTTTGACGTTTCTATTCAATAAATTGAAGAAGTATGATAGTGTGGAGGATACTAAGGATATAACTCATTTGTTAAGGATTTTTTCACAGAGTTCTTATTATGGAGGAAAGAGTCAGTTAGGTGCTCTTATAGCAAGAGCGTGTTTTGAAACGTGGGAGGATAAGTAATGAAAGTAAAATATAACGGTTGTTCTAGCGCCCAAGCAAACTTTGGGAGGAGTTCAGATCCACGAGTGCTGCTTGAGATAGGTAAAATTTACGAGGTTGATAGGAGGAAGTTCATTCATGGCATACCTTATATTACCTAAAAGGATTTGACCTTCCTTTTAACTCGGTTTGTTTTGAGGAAGTAGAATAATGACTGGAATTCAAGAAATTGTTTATGACGAACTTAACAAGTTACTTGATGCTATTGAGGAAGGCCAATTTGGAAAGGGAAATGATTTTGACAAGGATGCTTTTGAAGGAGCTTTTAGTGATGAAGTACTAATTTATGCTTATGTGTATCAGGATGAAATCAATTAATCTATTGTAGAGTAATTGAAAAGATAAAGATGTTAACATGTTTTATTTGGAGACAAAATAATGGACGAAGCAAGGGCAAAAGCACTAAATGACGGTGCTAATATGAGTACTGGAGGTGTCAACTTTAATTATGTTGATGTAAGTAAGTTGGAAAGGGCAGGTATTGATCGCTATGATACCAAGAAACCCAAAGGCAACAATTTTATTAGGATAGTAGCTCCAAGTAAAACAGGGGCTTTCGGCAGGGAAATATGGAAGCACGGTAACGTGGGTGCAAATAATGCTACTTTTCTGTGTTTGGATAAGATGTATGGAGAAAAATGTCCTATCTGTGAGCATATCCAGAAGTTAAAGAGAGCAAATGCAGATAGTGATGTAGTAAAAGAGCTTTATCCAGGAAGAAGATTCCTTCTTTTTGTAGTAGATACTACATCAAAGGATACCGAAGATGAAGGGCCTAAATGGTTTGACTGTCCAATTACGATTTACAGAGAGGTTTGTGGCTTGTCACAGGATAGGAGAACTGGTGAAAAGATAGATCCTACTGATCCAGAAGATGGTAGAGATATTGAGTTTGTTAGAAATGATGGTAAGAGGACTAGCTACGGTGGATTTAAACTTGTAAAAACTGATCCAATCCCTAAGAGTTGGTATGAGGATCTTCCCACTTTTGATGATATTCTTTTGAAACCTACTTCTGATGAGATGGAAGAGGCAGTTTCAGGTACAAGATCTGCTTCTAAAGAAACCGACCCCAAGGGGGATGATAGAAGAGATACTGAAGGGAGTAGAGATAGAAGTACTAGAGATGAATCTAGAGAAAGACCAGATGATTCTGAGCAAGCAGCCTCCGTTCGAGGAAAAATAGATGAGATTCGAAATCGAAGGAGAAGTAGGAGTAGTGATGATGATTGATGAAGATATGGAAATGCTTAAGCACTTTAGGGAGAGGTTGTCTATAGACTCATTTGAGTTAGAGAAAGAATGCTGTGAACAGGCCATAGTGTATGATGATGTTGGAATTTGGGTCGCAGAAGTTAAGGCCAGGGCTAAAACCGCTAAGGAACACGTTAGTTTTGTAGAGTCGGATCTCTCTTCGAAGATTAGAAAGGATCCAAAAAGTTATGATTTACCAGAGAAACCTACCGTGGGTGCTGTTATATCTGCGGTTAAGATTAACCCTGAGTACCTGCAGGCCTTTAAGGATTATGTAGAAGCTGATAAATTGGCTAACGAGTCGTCTACT